TACTCAGAAATTATTGGCGAATGGTAATTACAATTCACAAAACTTTACTCAAGACATAAACGAATATTACAATAACAACGATCAGTTCATCAGTCAAATTCTGACACAACTATTCTTTAGTCTTCAAAAACAACTACCGAATGTAGAACAAAGTAATGAAAAACCAATCATGAGTGCCTTGGATGGTAACCAACAAAAGATTGATCTATGGGAAACCTTCAAAGCCTTCAACGACAAATGGATTGCCGGTGGTGAATTCCGTGAAAAAACTTTGTTCCAAGATGTGTTGTTTTTGGATAGAGCAAACCGAGATATTGGGGACGTTGTTTTGATGGACGTATTGAAATTGAAAGATTTCTTATCAGGAAGTACTGTTACAAATGCACGTGTTATAGACTTTGTTAGTAAAATATTCATTGATAATAAATTCCAAATGATGCCAATGCCGGCTTACATTAATTTTTGGGGTGTTGGTGAAGTTGTAAATGGACAAAGACCAAGAACTGAAACTAGTCAGGACATGGCAAACTCTTTGTTCGGAACTTATTTGGATGTTGACTACAGAGAATCATCACCAAAGTTGGTTTGTTATTATGTTGGTAAACCATCAGAACACTTGAACCTGAAGGGTAATGAAAATTACAGATGGAAAACAGATGCTTTTGTATTTGATTGTGGTGGTGATCAACCTTTAGTTACAAAATTAGAGAATAAGACGGACTTTGCAAACTCAAACAGGGTGGTCGGATTTAACGTGGATTTCGGAACAAGAAATCAAGGAATATTCTATAGTATTCAGTTGGATCAAAATGGTGCTGCAGCCACATCTGAGTCAAATAGAGTAATTACTGATGTTGCTCTCCAAGCTGGTGGTAAAAGAGCTCAATCACAAAGTGTGTCTCTATACAATTATTATAAGGTGAGAAGTTATGAGTGTCGAGTAGAATCCATGGGTAATGTAATGATTCAACCTACAATGTATTTCAACCTACAACACGTACCAATGTTCTACGGACCCTACATGGTACAATCTGTTGAACACGTGATACAACCTGGCGATTTCAAGACGTACTTCACTGGAATTAGAATGCCGGTTGCTTCAATACCAAAGATTACCCAACAACTTCTGAGTCTAAATGAAAATTTGTTGAGTGAATTAGTACAACAAGTGCAAAGACTTAAGGAAACAGATCAACAATCTGTATCTAATAATGTTATATCGGTAGGAAATTCAATAAAAAGTAATCAAGTATTTGAGGCGGCTTCACCGGCTCGATGTGTAGCTGACATGCAAGTTGCAAATGTCAGGTACCGTAATTATTTAGGTATAGAGACAACCAAGAAAGAAATTACATTCGGAGAGTTGTCAAATAAAATCAAGGCGAAAATATCAGACAACGCTCTCAAAGGAATTGTATTCTTCACCGCATACCTGAATGGACATAACGACAATAAGTTCATCACTTGGGATTATGACTTGGGTGGAACCCCATTTGGTGGTACTATATATAGTGGTATTTCATACAGTGAAAGAAGAGTATTTTTCAGACCTGAGTATGGATGTAGAACAACAAGTAATGGTATTTCAGTCCCTTATGCCGTCTTTGACTCGTTTGAAAAATCAATTGACTTTATCAACGATTATTTCAAGACAATATATAACACTACAAGTTCGGTCACCAATACAAAATTAAATTGGTCAACAAAATCAGATTACATTGCTAGTTTAGTAATTCTTTGGACTGAATGGTGGCCAACCAAGAAATTCCAAACAACGGAACAATACACAAGTTGGTTAAGAACCAATAGCAGTGTATTCCAAAGTTTGAGGAAACAAGCGGAAGAAGCGGTCGAAAAGGCAATTTCTTTAGGACTTATTAACTTTTAATGATATTTATAGATAAAAAAACATGGACATCAAGAAACATTTGGATACATATCTTGGAAAGAACACAAGATTTTCAGAAAAAGCCGCAGGTGGTGGTTATACAGAAGTGTGTGACTTAGACACAGGTGATTGTTATACCGTAAGAGATCGTGATGGTCTTATTGAAAGAGTTGACAACACCATGAGAACAAACAGAAAAGTTCAAGTTGAAACACCTCATGGAGTTAAACAATTATTAAACGGATAAGAAATGAGTAACGTTGACAAAAAAATAATAGAAGAATTGAATAGATACAATTCAATCAACAAATATATTACAGAACAAGAAACATTAGCAGCTCCGGCACCCGAAGCAGGGTTAGATGTGACGGCAGATGCAGATACTGTGGCAACACCCGAAATGGATCCTACCATTGGTGATACACCAACTGCCGAACCTGAAGTAATTGATGTTGCTCAAGATAGTGAAGTAGAAAAAATCTCAGACACAGGGGAAACGGAAACCGAAGAAGACTCTACAGGAGAATTAGATATTACAGACTTGGTAAACTCTCAAAAAACTATCGAGCAAAAACAAACTCAATACTTTGATTCAATGTTCCAACAATTGAATCAACTACAAACTAAATTGAGTGAAATGGATGGTTTAGTTCAGAAACTAAATGACATTGAAAGTAAAATTGAAAAATATAGACCCAAAACTCCTGAGGAGAAGTTGGAGTTGAGAAGTCTTGATTCAGGACCTTATCATCAAAAATTATCAGACTTTTTTGATGACAAACAAGAGGACATGAAAAAGACTGGAAAAAATGAATACGTCCTTACTTCAGACGAAGTTGAACAATTCACCCCTTCAGAAATTTCTAAGACTTTTGATGATTACGGTGCAGAGCCGACAGGATCTAAGTTCAAAATGAATTGATTTATAATAAAAATGAATTATATTAAAGGGGTCACATTGTGACCCTTTTTATTTGGCGAATGATTTGACGAAACAATAAACTTGGCGTATATTTTATGTCTAACAATTAATTTTTTATAACTATGGCTAGTCCACTTGACGCAGTTCTCGCTCAATACGAGAAAAACACCCAATCCTATGACAACTCAGGAAGAATGTCACAGGAAGACAGAATGAAGAAATACTTCGCTTGTATCCTACCGCAAGGTCAGGCTCAAGGTCAAAGAAGAGTTCGAATTCTCCCCACTAAAGACGGATCATCACCTTTCGTAGAGGTCTACTATCACGAACTACAAGTTGGTGGTAAGTGGCAGAAATTTTATGATCCAGGAAAGAATGATAATGAGTATTCGCCTTTGAATGAAGTTCATGAAGAACTTATGGCTACAGGTAAAGAGTCTGATAAAGAACTCGCTCGTCAGTACAAATCACGTAAGTTTTACATCGTCAAGGTCATTGACCGTGATGCTGAAGAAGAAGGTGTAAAGTTCTGGCGTTTCAAACACAACTACAAAAACGAGGGTATCCTCGATAAAATTATCCCCATTTGGAGACAAAAAGGTGATATTACCGATGCTGAAAAAGGTCGTGACTTGATCATTCAGTTGGTAAAACAAAAGACACCCGGTGGTAAAGACTACACATCAATCCAAACTATTATGCATGACGACCCTTCTATTCTTCACGAAGGTGAATCAGTTATGAAAGAGTGGTTGGCTGATGAACTAACTTGGCAGGATGTGTACTCAAAGAAACCCGTAGAGTTTTTGGAAGCAATAGCTCGTGGTGAAGAACCACGTTGGAGTTCCGAAACAGGTAAGTATGTATATGGTGATGATGCCCTCCTTTCTATGGGAGGTGGTAAATCCCCTGAGTTGGTTGATCCACAAGCAGGAGCGGATCCTGATGAAGATCTACCCTTCTAAATAAATGATGGTGCCGGCGATGTCGGCACCATTTCTTTTTTATATATAATATGGCGATAATAGTAAAAATATCACCCGTTTATCGTTACTACGAATTTGAATTAACTGAAGAACAAGAAAAAATTTACGAGGAAAATCCGAATGAATTTTTAATTGATATTGTAAAAGACGAAGATTGGGTTTATATTGAAAGTACTGTCGGAGCTGACGAATACGAATTAAAAAAATAACATGGCACTAAAGAAAAATGATTTCACATCACTGAAGAAGAAGTTCTCTACTTCAGCAAAATACAAACCCCAAAGATTTTTTGATTTGGGTAAAGAGTTCTTGGAGGCAGTCGGTCTCCCTGGTCCAGCAATTGGGCATATTAATATGTTCTTGGGACACAGTGATACTGGTAAAACCACGGCTCTTGTAAAAGCTGCGGTGAGTGCTCAAAAACAAAACGTTCTTCCCGTCTTTATCATCACAGAACAGAAATGGAGTTTTGAACACGCACGTTTGATGGGATTCGAGTGTGAAGAAGTTGTTGACCAGGAAACTGGTGAAATCGATTGGGACGGATTCTTTATCTTCAATAACAACTTTAGTTACATTGAACAAATCACCGAATACATCAATGATCTTTTGGATGCTCAAGAGAAGGGTGAATTGGACTATGATTTGTTGTTTCTTTGGGATTCAATTGGATCGGTACCATCGAAAATGACGTATGAAGGTAAGGGTGGAAAACAACACAACGCAGCGACACTTGCCGACAAAATCGGAATGGGTATTAACCAAAGAATTTCAGGTTCACGAAAAGCGGATTCAAAAAACGAAAACACCTTATTAATTGTGAACCAACCATGGGTTGAACTACCAGATAATCCATTCGGACAACCCAAAATTAAAGCTAAAGGTGGTGAGTCAGTTTGGCTCAACTCATCTTTGGTCTTCTTGTTCGGTAACCAAAAAGGTGCTGGTACCACAAAGATTACCGCAACCAAAGACAAGAGAACTGTAAAGTTCGCAATCCGTTCAAAAATCTCTGTAATGAAGAACCACATAAACGGATTGGGTTACGAAGACGGAAAGATTATTGTCACTCCCCACGGTTTCTTGGCGGGTAAAGATACTGCCGAAGAGAAGTCTTCTATTGAATCTTACAAGAAAGAACATTCAGACTATTGGAAGGAGATTATTGGTTCAGACGGGGACTTTTCCCTTCATGAAGAGAAAGACCCTGAGGCGCTCTGATATGTTGTCAGGATTGGGTATATTCCTTATAGTAATAGGTGTCGTAGGATTTCTACGTACCCTTTATCAAATTTACACTATGTCGAACCCTTCAACAGGTAAGAATTGAAAACTCTTTTAGTAGATGGAGATAATTTATTCAAAATCGGATTCCATGGAGTCCGTGAATTCTTCGTTGATGGAAATCACATCGGCGGAGTCTTCCACTTTCTCAACACACTTAGAAAACAGTTGGATGAGCACAACTACGACAAGGTCATTGTCTTTTGGGACGGTGACGGCAACTCATCCCAACGACGTGAAATATATCCCAAGTACAAACTGAATCGTAGACAAGATATGAACGAATTCAAATTCGAATCATATCTTATTCAAAAACAACGAGTCAAAGAATACTTGGAGGAATGTTTCGTGCGTCAACTTAGGGTTGACAACAATGAATCCGATGACCTGATTGCTCACTACTGTCAGGTGGCTAAAGATGAAGATAAAATTATTTTTACCGCTGACAAAGACCTATTGCAACTCATCGATTCAACAACATCCATCTATTCACCGATGATTAAAGTGATGTATAAGATGGGGGATAAAGTATCCATTATGGGTAACCACATTCCTCATCAGAACATTCTAACCCTCAAGGTGATAATGGGTGACAAGAGCGATAATATTGATGGTATCGAGAGACTTGGTGAGAAGACTTTTCTAAAGTTTTTTCCTGAGGTCCTTGACGAAGTGGTTTCTGTAGATGATATTTTATCTAAAACCAATCAACTTCTTCAGGAGAATGAAACTAACAAAGCACTACAGAATCTTGTCAAAGGAAAGACAAAAGACGGTGAACTCGGGGAAACATTCTTTGATGTCAACAAGAGAATCGTGGATTTGTCCAATCCAATGATTAGTGAGGAAGGTAAAGAACTTGTCCAACTTTATTATCGTGAAACAATTGACCCCGAGGGTAGGGGGTCGAAGAATCTTATCAGAATGATGACAGACGATGGTTTCTTCAAATTTTTACCTAAAACCGATGAGGCTTTTCTAAACTTCGTCAAACCGTTTACAAAACTAACAAGAAAAGAAAAAAGAAAATTTAAACAATCAAATTAATTTTATTATGAAAGAACAAGATATTGTTAAAATGGAGTTTTTGATCACATTGAATAACAACATTGTTATTCAACGTTACTTCAATGTACGAGGATATAACTCCACTGCACGACTCTCCGTTGACCTCTATGAATATGTAAAAGATTTAGTGGAAGCGTTCGAACAAACTCTGAAAATGAGAACTGTTGTGTACATGCTCGACAACCAATATGAGATTATGGAAGATTCCACAATTTTAGACACTGACAATACCGATGCACCAGAAAATTTCAATTTTTTCATCAGAATCGGAGAACAGACAATTTGTCAAAGAACATTAGATGCTAAAATTTTTCCACCTAAAATAAGATACACCGTAGACATACGCCAAGAGGCAAAAAGTGTACTTCGGAACCTTACTGACATCTTTTCAGGGCGAGATTTTAATACTCAGTTCCTGAACTATACATTGGCTTGAGCGTATTTATAACTTACAGAAAAGGAAATAAAAATTATGTCAAAAAGAAACTTCGAATATCTCGGAAATACATTTCAATTACAACTACTAAACCAACTAATTTTAGATAAAGATTTTTCGCATTCAATTATTGACGTAATCGAACCTTCTCATTTTGAGAATAAGTACTTTAAGACCTTAATCCAATTGATCAAGGAGTACTATGTAAAGTACGATTGTACACCTTCGTATGAAACTCTTTCACAGATAGTCAAAAGTGAGTTCCCTCAGGAACTTATGTTGAAAATCTTGAATGATACTATCAAACAAGTTCAAGACTCACCTGTAGACGGTGTAAGTTTTGTACAAGAAAAAGCTCTAAAATTCTGTAAACAACAAGAACTCCAAAAAGCAATTGTTCAGTCTCAAAAAATTCTAGATAATGGTGAATTTGAGAACTATGAAAAGTTGGAAGAATTATTCAGAACAGCCATTCAAATTGGTGAAAACAACAACAAAATTGAAGATGTTTTCAATAACTTAGACGATGTACTCAACGAGGACTTTAGACACCCGATCCCTATGGGAATTGTGGGTATAGACAAACTCCTCAAGGGTGGATTAGCTAAGGGTGAATTGGGTGTGATATTGGCTCCCACAGGTGTTGGTAAAACAACAGTATTAACTAAGATTGCCAACAGTGCGTTCAACAACGGATACAGTGTATTGCAGTTGTTTTTTGAGGATAACCCTAAGGTTATTCAAAGAAAGCACTTTACCATGTGGACAGGTATTGCTCCTGACGATTTACCAAATCACAGAGATGAAGTTCTCGAGAAAGCTCGTGAGGTAAAAGAAGAAATGACAAATAAGTTATACTTAAAAAAGTTACCTTCAGATACTCACACGATGACTCAAATCAAAAATATGATCCGCAAGATGATTGCCGATGGTCATAGGATTGATATGCTTTTGGTCGACTATATCGACTGTATTGTTCCCGATAAAAACTTGGGTGATGAATGGAAAAGTGAAGGTTCAGTAATGAGAGGTTTTGAAGCTCTCTGTCATGAATTGAATGTTGTTGGTTGGACCGCAACACAGGGTAACAG